AAAAATAGCAGTGCCACCAGCCCCCAATTGACTACCCGTGCCAAGTACAGAGCCATAACTCGTCTTACCCACCAGCAGATTGCCACTGCTGTCGATGCGCATCTTTTCGCTGCCGCCAAGACTAAACTGCCAACGTGTTCCGTCAACATTCATATCAAAGCCACCGCCATCTCCGAATACAACATTCCCAGCTACGTCTAGCTTGTAGCCAGAGTCAGGCGAACTCGTGCCAATCCCCAAGCTCTCCGCACTCGCATCCCAGAATAACTTTGCAGTGGTGCCAGTGTCCTCGTAGAAGCTGATGTCGCCGTTGGCGGCTATATTGAGACGAGGCACTCCAGTTGCGTAGCTACCATTAGACGTTGCTAAATCAAGCCCTATGCTATTGCCGCCCGATGTTTCTGAATACGCTTTGATGAACGCTTTATTACCTGTTGAATTGGTTGAGACGTCATTGGCATAGAACTGAATCTCACCAACAACTTGGTTTTCTGATAATGTGGCGTCAGTGCTTTCAAGTTTTAAGGTAGAGTTGCCCGCACCACTAACAGTCAGCCCATCGCTAGTCAAAGTCCCAGTGATGTCTACACCTGTGCTGGTGGTGGCGAGTTTGAGGGCGTTGTCGTGATACAAGTCGATAGAGCCGCCATCCGTCATGCTTGCGTAGGTTTTAGTTACGTCTGCATTACGGAAGATGATGTTTGCACCATCAATAAGCAGAGAACCCGCACCAGTCTCTTTGATGTTAGAGTGATACCCATCATGGTAAATCTGTAGGTCAGACCCAGCGCCAAAGATGGCTTTATTATTGTCACCGAAAGAAGCATTACCAGCTACACCTAAGGCACTTAAGCCTGTAATACTACCACCAGTGATAGCTACCTCTGCACCAGACTGACCAGTAAAGTTACCAAACACTTCTAAGTAAATAAGATCTCCAGTAGCTGCACCTGTAGCTAACGTTACACTGTTACCACCTGCAGAGATTGTATAGTCATCCTCGTGTAGACGTACACCATTCATGTAGACATTAACAAGACCTACTTGATCTACTACAAGTGTATTGCTGTTATCGTCTGATCCTGAGAATACTGTCTGAGCATTAGTTGCTGTATAATAAAAGTTAGCCTTTACACCTTCAACTGATGATGAAGCGTTAGCCCACTCACTACCGTTGTACACTTTCATAACACCATTAGTACTATCAAAGTACAAGGCACCTGTAATCAAAGCATTGCCATCATTATCTACGGTAGGATCACTAGACTTAGCACCTAAGTAACGATCATCAAATGCATCATATGAAGCAGCAGCAGCGTTTTGACTTGCTAAGGCATTAGCAGCATAAGTCTCAGCCTGTGTAGTTTGATTGTCTACATAGAGTTTTGTAGCTGCATCAGCGTTAGATGTAGGTGTAGCAAGACCTGTAATCTTGTTGTCACCCATAGCAATCTCACCACTCATTGTACCACCAGCTTTAGGTAGCTTAGTAGCAATGCTAGTAGTTAGAGTAGTGTATACGTTTTGATCATCATTAATAGCTGCAGCTAATTCGTTTAGCGTATCAAGAGCACCGGGTGCACCACCAATAAGGCTAGTGATCTCACCATCTACATAAGCTTTTGTTGCAGCCTGTTGTGCAGTAGTGGGGTCAGATACGTTTTCAATAGTAGTGTTGGTTACATCTAGCGTACCATTAACAGTTAAATTGTTTAGTGTAGAGTTGCCTGTAGACGTAACATTACCTGTTAAATTACCTGTTACATCACCTGTTACATTGCCGCTTAAATTACCAGTAAAGCCACTGTTAGATGTAATGGTTGTACCTGTAATAGCTGCAGGGGTAGAGCCACCAATTACAGAGTTATTAATAGTACCACCACCAATAGCTGCAGTAGTAACTGAACCTAAGTTAGATACAGTAGCACCTGCAAAGTTTACTGTACCGGAAGCTGTAAGGTTAGTGAATACAGCACTTGATGCGGTACTTGAGCCAATAGCTGTTGCATCTATATTACCACCATTGATGTCAACAGTAGCAAGTGTAGACAAACCAGTTACACCAAGAGTACCACCAACAGTACTGTTACCTGTTACACCCAATGTGCTAGACATTGTAGTAGCGCCAGTTACGCCCAACGTACCGCCTACGGTAACGTTACCTGAAGCATCCATTGTAGTGAAGTCTGCAGACGTTGCTGTAGTTCCACCAATAACTGTGTTGTCAATAGTACCTGCATTGATGTCTGCTGTATCAGCTACAAGACTATCAATGTTAGCTGTACCGTCTATGTACAGATTGCGCCACTCAGAGCCTACAGCACCTAAGTCATATGTAGAATCCGCAGAAGGTGTAATGTTAGAAGCTACATCACCTGTAAGTGTAATAGTGTCACTGGCAGCATTGCCTAGCGTAGTATTACCATTCACTGTAAGGTTAGATGTAATAGTAGCAGACTGGTGTACTGCTAGTGTGTCAATATAAGCTGTACCATCTAAGTACAAGTCTTTGAACTCTAGTGAAGATGTACCTAAGTCAATGTCGTTATCTGTTACAGGAACTACTGCACCATCTTGAATGCGTACTTGCTCTACTGCAGTGCTAGATACTTCGACAAAGAAGCCTATGCGATTATTTGTTGTATCAATGACAACTTTATTGAGAGCATCTAAGTCAGCTATGAGAGGTACGTACTCACCCTCACCTGTTGTACCATCGTGCTTGTGTCCACCTGATGCAGCAAAGGCATCACGGAGTGCGTTATACTCAGCATTAATTGGAGCCGCACGAACTGTAGCGGTAGGGATAATGTCTGCTGTAGATTGTCTTATATAACCTGCCACGGTCTATCTCCTGTCTGCTGTACCATACGTCATGGCAATAGCTTGAATTGTATGGCTTGCATTCTGGTTGTTTGTAACGTAGCTTACTGATACAGATTTACCAGAACCAGATACATTAGTCAAGGCTTTAGGTGAAGGGTTGCCATCAAAAATATCACCTGAACCATAAATAGCTGTGCCGTAAATAGCCGCAGCGCCCTCAGTAGAAAAAGTATAACTCGCCGGGTTTAGAGAGTGTACATCATCATAGTCATACGAAACACCAACAAAGACTTCTGTGTTACCTTCAGACTTTAGATATGTATCTACTTTATAGATAATCTTTCTTATCTCAGGGTCTTCCATGTAATAGTAAGGCGTTTGGTACAAGCTAAATATGTCACTGCCATCAAAAGATGTACCACGTTCCTGTCTATATACTTTACCTGAACCATCTCCGTGTATTACATGCTCAAACTGACCAACGTACCCAGATGCTACACAGTTAGCTTCAATACCAATTAGCTGGCTATATTCAAATATACTTTGTTTGTTTTGGCTTTTACGTATAGCACCAATCAAAGATAATGAACTATCGTTCTTAAAGAAAAACCTGAACTGAGACTTCTTACGAATAACAACAATACTAATATCTATAATAGATTCGGATAAGTAGTAATTATCAAAGATGTCTTGGATCTCTTTAGATACAGGAGCAAGTTCAACATCGCCAATACGGTCAGTTCCTGAAATAGGTCTAATACCATCTGGCCCTAAGAATAGTAAGTCACCACCAAATTCTACCACAGAGTCAGGGGCAAGGCAACCTAAATTTGATGTAACATTCTCTACATTCCAATCGGCTATACTATTACCTGTTAATTTTTTTATTCTATTAGCACCAAAGATAAACAGTGTATTACGAAACTTTTTAATAGCAGTGATCTTAAAGCCTACGTTAATAACACCTGCACCTAAGTTTGTGCCAAAGTCTGTAGCATCACTAGGTATGCTAAAATATAAAAAAGATGGTGTTGCTGAATCTCCAGCTAAAAATATATGGTCTGAATACTCTTCTGCATACGCAGGAGCGGAAGGCGCATTAGTGTGCGTAATCTGTGTGTAGTTAGTACCATCATATATAGCAGCAGGGTTAATGCCATCAGTTAAAAGTAATACTTCACCAAACCAGTTATACTCAGTAATGCGCACTCGGGTTACACCCGTCATAGTAGGATTACCTGTAGAAGTTACGGCATCCCATGAGGAACTAGAGTTATTCCACTTGTGTAGATAGTTATACCCAGAAGCAGGCTTTCTGCAAGCAAAAATACCATCATGTAAGTTTCCATTTACATGTACCCCTAAAGTGGCTCCATTGCCCGGTACAGTACCGTAGTCATTAGAAAACCCGCTGATACGTCTATAGCCACCCGATAGAGATGGCTCATAGTTAATCATACGTAAAGCACTACCGCCTAAAGCAGAGGCGTGTGTTAGTGGATCTACATTAGTTATAAGACCACCGCTGCACACTGTAAGGTTTGTGTTTAACCTATCCATGTTTATCTTTCGATAACTGTAGAGCGTAGCCTTAGTTCATCATCGAACATGACACGCTTCATACTTTTAATGCCTTGCTCAAACTTCTGCTGATGCATGTTAGCACTCTGCTCATTACTCCTAAAGTGCATCATGTACGCCATAGCACCGTCAATGATAACGTGATTGAAGCGCTCAGGTACAACACATATGTCGTTGTAGTTAGTTAATGAAGTAGGTACACTCCAGTATACGTACTCAATCTCGTAGTCTGCGTCAGGAATAGGTGTGACACCGAAAGAATCTCCGAATGTCTGATAGACTTTTATAGGCGCTGAATCACCGTTTACTTGATCCGCTAAATCATCCATAGGTCTATATATGCTAATGTACTCTTCGTAAGCTATAGCTTTTAATACTGTAGGTGTGTTCTCTTTAGTAGAGTTCTTCTTTAAATAAAATGTTTCCCAGTCTACGCTAGAGTAAGTAGTAGGGAAGGTGTACTCACGAGTACCTGCTGTAAGTGTTTGTGTATATGTAGTCTTCAAAAAGGGCCACTCTTGGCCTGTCTGGTATATCTCTCTTAAACTGCTATTGATAGCGTCTTTAGCTGTAGCCTGTACGTTACGTAGAGATGTAAAGTCAGAACCCGCAATATCCACAGGAACTTCATTTAAACGTCTCAGTAATTCGTTTGTAAGTTCTACATAGGTAGACATGGCACATCCTAAAGATTACGTTAGATAGAATAAGAGGGCCACCCTAAAGCAGCCCTCCTACTATTAAGTTTACGCCAAGTTGTACTTAGCTGTAACCAATGCTTCTGGACGCAAGATTTTGCGCCCATATAGATGCATACCACGCACGATGTCAGCGAATGAATCGGGGTCACGGTATGTTTCAGTTTTGTTGATCTGCTCTGCAGTTGCAACGGCTGAGTCATGTCCAGCAACGATAACACCATAGTTAGTGTTTTGGTTAGCTGTACCAGTTGTACCAGCGCCAGTACCTACTGCTGGAAGGTTGCTTGAAGTGTATACACGGAAGCCGTGGAAGTTATTCAAGACCATGCCATTCTGTAGACCTGAGCCACCGAAGTCAGCATTCAACAAGCGGCTGTCTTCGTCACGAAGGACTTCCATCATGATTGGGTCAATTACCAGCCAGCGACCTTGTGAGTCTACTTGCTGTTGATCCAACAGACGAGCCATACGTGAAACCAACATAGCTGGTGAAACAGTTGCGGTTGGCAAAGCTGTTGCGCCCGGCAAACGTGCAGCAACTGGGATTGAGTGATCAGCAGCACTTGCAGTAGTGATGTTGCCGAAGTCACTTTTCTTCAGTTTGTTAGCTGTAAGCAATTCGTCTGTACCAGCAGCCGTGTTTGCTTTTGTGCCGTTAACTACGTTGTTAACTGTGTTTGCATTAGCGTGTAAAGCTGACTGTTTGTAACCAGCCAAGTAACCAAGAACTTCTTGGTCATACTGGTCAGCCAAACGATAAGCTGCACGATTGGTTGCAAGACTCATGAAATTTACATGGGAGTGCGCTTCTTCGATGTCATCCATCTTGAAAGCAAAGTAGTTACTTTTATCTACAACCAATGAGAAGTCTGCGTCAGCAAGATCTTGTGCTGCAACAGTTTCACCACGAGTGTAGGCACTCACTGAGATTTCAGGTTCTTTAATGATTTTAACAGTGTCACCCTGTCCAGAGATCTCACCGAAATAATCAGAGTTCGTAATGTCACCACATACGGTGGACTTACGGAAAGCAAGCTGTACCTGCTTCGAGTAGATTACAGGACTAAAGTTGCCATTTGGCAAGTTAGTGTATCCTGATGCTGATGCGAAAGCCATGTTGTTATCCTCCATAGATGTTAGGCTTATAAGTAATTAAGCTTAAACACTGTGTAAGAGGCTGCTCTTTCTAGGGTGCGATTGGTTCCTCAGTTGGCCTACTTTGGAACTATCGGGCCTATACTTGATCAGGTAAGTCTTATCTTAGTAGTTTTCTGCTCAGTAGTAGTAGGAATGCAAAGGTAGCTACTTCTGCAGGGCTTAACATTCCTTAATTAACATACATAGTTATAGCATATATCTATGCGTTGTCAATACCTTTTTAACGTGCACCCCCAGAAATATCATAAATAAACTTACCACTACGGATAGCTTCCATGATTGCATCTGAGTTTGCTTCGTATTCTTGCGTAGACATGTTCTGCACTTGTGACTCACGAATATGTCCTGCTGGGTTGTCGTTGTCAGGTTTAGTTGTACGCTTAGTTACAACTGCAGAGGCTGCTTCTTTAGTCTTACGCCGCTTACCTTTAACGTCCATTCCATTATCAACCTTATACAGATCAATAACTCGTATAACTGATTTAGGGTCATCTTGGTTCTCATATAGAGCATCCTGTACCCACTTAGGTTGTTCACTAGCCCAATCATGAAATGAATCACTTGCACGTAGATCATCAAAGTCTGTGTGCATAGTACGGATTTCATTCTCTGCCTTAGTGCGCTGGGCTTCAGCGTTCATCTTGTCTATCTGCTGCAAGCGTTCATCTGCGTGGCTGAACTTCTCTTGAGCTTTCTTCTCAGCGATTGTCTCTACAATGCCAGCAATCTCAGGATACTTCTTAGCCCACGCCTCAATGCTTTCATCTGTAGTAGGTGGACGTACAGTGCCGTTCTGCTGAGCTTGACCTAGCTGCTCTTTAATAGCTTTCAGTTCTTCTGACTGCTTATTAAGGTGTGTACGTAGATCGTTGTAACGCTTCTTGTAGGTACGCTCTTCACCAGTCAAGTTATCTTCTTGTGCTTCACCTTCAGAGTTGGCTTCTTTTTGTTGGGTACGACCCTCAGTCTGTACTTGGGCTGGCGTAGCTCCTTCGCTACTGGATTCCTCTTCTTGCCCATTTGACTGTGCTTCCATTAGAGCTTTAAGCTCTGCCTCATCTTTCTCAATACGACTCTTGTTAGCTCGTGATCCACCCTTAGGTTGAACAAAGCCTGCACTCTTAGGTGTTTCTACTTGAGTTAGTTCTGGCATAGTTGTAGTTCCTTTTATGTTGGGGCCAGCAATATTGCCGGGTAGCCTTATAGTTATCTAGTTAGAAAGTATATTGAGTTCTTCCTTGAGCGTCTTTTTTACCTGTGTCTTTTCCTGAGTATATATTTGACCCAGATGCAGTTTTACCTACTACATTACTGCCGCCTGATGTATTGCGGGTAGAGTCATTGTCATCACTACTTGGTCTAGCTGTAGGTCTCACAGTAGATGTAGTTGGGGCTGCACTACCTTCCCTAGTTGCTTCACCTGTTTTAGCAAGAGTTTCTGCAAAAGAAGTCCTGTCATCATCTTTACTAGAAGGTGTGGTGCTACTTGTACCAGCTATAGCTTCTCCTACTGCTCGACTTGGTGGTCTAAATGGATCTAGCATATAGTTGGATGTCTCTGAACCATACTGAGCTAGGTTTCTTTGTCTTACAGCCTCTGCTGTAGGCATACCAGTTACAGGGTCTAAGTCACCCTGTCTACCAAAGAGTCTGTCAAATATATTCCGATCATCATCCGACTTATAGACACCACTAAACGGATCAGCCACACTAACTGCATAACCTTCTTTTTGTAAAGCAGAACCCGTAATATATCTAGTGGCATCTGCTGCAGATATAATATCTTTATCTGAGGAAGATTGCATTAAGTTTATCGCTTGTGTGTGCGCTGCTTCAGCTTGTTTTTGTTTCATCTTTTTAGCTAACTTAGGAAGACCTATGCTTCCTATAGGACCGCCTATAACTGCACCTAACGAAGATAAAATACCTCTTTCTACTATATTTAAACCTAAAGGGTCTTCTCCTTTTCGTATTTTACTGGCTAGATCTTCATTATAATCTTTGTACTCTTTATTAGTCCAGTCACTTACTTCTGTATTTCTCCAACTTTTTTCTTCTTCTGATACAGCTTTAACACCATCATCGTCACGCTGACGCTCTGCAGCGACCGTCTGTTGCTCTTCTACGGCAGTCGCACCTTTAGGTCTGAACCCTTGAGGAATACGCTTCATGGGCTTACCGTTGAAGAAAAGGATCTGCATCTGACGCCCTGTTTCAGGGTTTATATACATACGAAATTCAAAGCCGCCAAGACGTGAACCTGTACCACCGTAGCCACCAAAGCCACCACCCACAGGCTGTGGCACTGTAACTCCTGCTCCCGGTATGTTACCGCCTTCAGCATAACCTTCTTTAGGCTCTTCGTCATCGCCTTCTGTTTCAAGTTCATCATCACGGAATGGTAGCTCATCACCTTCTTTAATGCGGTCCCAGCCTTGCTCTGCTGCACCTAATAGTTCATCAAAGAAACCTTCACCGAAATAGCGAACAGCATACGCAGGGATAACGTACTCATTCTCACTTACACGAATGTCAATATCATCACGTACCTCAGAAGGTAAAGCACCTACAGGAGCAGTGTTGCCACTTACAGGGTCTACCTGCTCTTCCAGCAGCATGTCGTTCATCTCTTCATCCGTGTTAGGTTCTTGGGCCATTCACTTCATCCCTTAAATAGGTTAACTTGCGTAGTGCAGCAATCTCGCCTTGAATGCGATACATGCCTTCCATTGTACTCTCTTGTTCTAACCTGCGGTGGGCTGTTTGTATTTTACTGTCTAGCATCTCTAAGAATGCATCCAATACAGCCTTCTCGTTCACGAGCTTCTTAATGTTACTGTTCACTGTTACGTACCTGTAAAGCCTTGCTCACCCGGTGTGGGTGCTGTGCCTGTGCCAATGTTACCACCACCTGCACCTGTAGTGTCACTCACAGCCACTCCCGCTTGCTCTGGGCCTGCTCCCGGTGCGCTGGGCTGGGGTGGCCCCTGTGGAGCACCTTCCGCTCCTGCTGGAGGCTCTGGAGGCTGTGTGAACTTCTTAAGGATCTCAGCTTGAATAGCTGCATCACTCAGAGAGTTCGTAACCTTGTCTGGGTCTAGATCCATTGACTTAGCAATCTCACGGATAATGTAGTCACTCTTAACAAATGGCTGTAGTGCAGGATTAGATGCAACACCCATAAATTGCATTAAGCGCTGCGACCGTACCTCGTTAGCCATCAAGCTCTCTGTACCTGAAGCTTTAACTTCTAAGTCACCCTTGATGCCTGTGTCAAAGTCAAACTGCATATTGAATGCGAAGAATGCACGACCCATAGGGCCAATCAAATAATCATCAACATTCTTAACAACATTTCTGATGCTACCATTAGCTGCAGACATAAGCATAGAGATGCCAGAAGCAGTTCTCCCCACTCCGCTGACGCCTGTTTGACCATGTGCGAAACTTGGGAAGCCTGTGCTTTCATCTGCTAAAACCCTAGCTTTATCAAAGAGTTGCATGTTTTCGCCAGCTACATTAGGGAACTTAGTTCCAAAAATGCCTTGACCCGGAGCACCCCCCTGTCTGCGAAACACCTTGCCGGGATACACACTTAAGTCCTGCCCCGGCACCAAATTTGTTTCGTCAACCTCAATGATTAGATTACCACTTAATGCAGCATTGTCAATAGCCATACGCATAAAGCCATTCATTAATGTCTGCGTATCGTCCATATTCTCAGCAATACCTACACCAAAGAAGCTGTACGGGTTCAACTCATACGGCACTGCGTAGTACGGAATACGTGTAGGCTTGAATGGGTTAAGCACAAGACGTAGTACTTTATCGTTGCAGATCCAAGCATTTACGTTTACTTGCTCTGCATCCTTAAGCTCACGAGGGATTGTTACACCGTTTTCTTCTAAGATCCCCGTATCTACGTAACCCCAGAACTCCAACACTTCGTAACGCTCTGGTGCATTAGTCATAGAAGAATGGTCTTCCATGTCTTGCTCCCAGTACTTCTTCTCGTAGGACTCTCCTAGTTGAACAGCATCCTCAATAGATTCATTACGAAAGAATGGGCGAGTCTTTAAGCCACGCATCTGTGAGCGTGTCATACGGTGACGTTCTACTACATACTCTGCCTCATCCATGTTGTACGCATCTGGATCAGGGTAAAAGTTCCATATAGATACGTGACTAGTAGATGGTACAGTCTTAATGAGAGGATCGTAGTCACCCTCTTCGTCCCAGTTAGGGTACTCTTTATCTACTGCAAACGGGCCTTTCATGATACCTGTACCAAAGAGTGCCATCTCAAATGCTGTATGGCGTAGCTGCTTATTAGCACCACTCTCTTCTAGCTGATCGTGTATCTTCTTTTCCATCTTCTTAGCTGCAACCATAGCAGGATGGAACGTAACTGTACTTTGTGAAGTACCCGGCCCTTCAATGACTTTATCGCCCAGAGCAGCCAGACGATCTTCTAGTGGACCTAAGCGCTCCATGCGGTCAAACATAGTCTCACCCGGCTTTAGCTTCTCATCAGGATCAAACAAGAAAGATACCTTAGGCGGTTCACCAAAAGCTTGAGATAGTTCTTGCTGACCTGCTTCTGCGTTAGGGTCAATGTTAATGTGTACGGACTCAGCTACACCATCAGGCAACGTTGTAGGATTAACTGTAAGAGGAAAACGTGAGCTACCAAAGAGTACGTCTACGATCTGACCATAAGCTGCAAGCGTCTTAGTTTTAGTAACCTTAACGAATACACGAGACTTCTCAGTTTCAGTGAACTGTACGTCTGACCCGTATATACCACGGTAGTTACGATAGGAGCGTAGCCATCTAGTCTCATCTGTCTGACGAGCATCCTCTGCCCTCTTGAAGCGCTCCTTAACGTAGCCTACAACACTAGATGCATCTAGCTCATCACCATCTTGAACAACAGACACGTTATCCGTTTCAAACAGTTCGCCTTGATCGTTTTCGTCTATAGCCATGCTTAATATCCAAAGGTTGAATCAGAAGCTTGAAAGCCGCTGCGTTGTGTTGTTGGGTTGAAGTCCCACAAAGAACTACGTGGTCTAGTCATTATACCATACCTCAAAGCGTCATACAAGTGGTCTTCTGCATTTGTATCAACATCTTCGTGGTTTTTCTTGTCTAGCGGTATGCTAGGAAGCTGAGCTATTGTATTAGTACAAGTAGAAAAGAACACAAGTCTTGGCTCTTCTGTAAACTCATCTACTTGTAAACGGCGGTGAAGCTCGTTCTTACCTGCCACCCTAGAGCCTCGTGATCTATCAGAAGGACGCCAACGACAACCTTTCTGGTTCATCTGCTCTGCCAAAGAAGGGCCGCTGTCTCCACGCTTATGCCACAGGGAGCTATCTAACACACCGTATCTTATTGGGCCATCCTCATACTCAGTTTCTAGAATAAGATCTGCTAAATCAGTAGCTGTAACTTTAGAACAATAGAGTTCTCTATATACAACGAGTTGTTCAGAGGGAGAAACAGCAAACCAGACAACTCCTGTAAAGCTCCCATAGCCGTAGTCGCAAGCTCTAAACTTAGTCCAGCTTCTTGGTATATCATAAGGCTCAACTACATGTACCTTTCGGTTGAACTCAGGGAATGCTGCCCCTTCGTTAATATCCCAGTTACCTTCAAGTAACTGCTTACGTTGATGCTCAGGTAACGATAGAAGCATTGCTTCGTAGTCACCACTCTCCGCTAAGTACGGATTATCAAATAGACTGGCAGGTATGAACCTACGTTTAAACAGGGGTTGTCCAGCTTTACTATGCCCTGATGGGAACTTCAATACCTCACCAGTCTCTATGTCCGTAGCCCAGAACGCCTTGTTAGGTGACGATGGGTCAATGAACATTTTCTTTACCCAAGCATGTCCGACACCGCCGGGGTTCGTTGTAGCTCGCATGTACAAACCTAAGTCTTTGTTTGCACTACGTAATCGTGACCTCATGTAGTTCCAAGCGAAGGGCGACTGCCATTGCGTCAACTCATCAAATGCTACATAGTTAAACGCCTGTCCTTGATAGCGCATAACGTCTGTGTCTCTATCCAAGTACGACATCCACAATGTGCCGCCTCTTGGTGTAGTCCATTGGCTCTTACGCTCAGACCACTTAATCCCCGGTATAGCTTTAGGGTACAACTCTTGGCTTTTCTGTATAAGCTCTCTGAGTTCCTCTGTAGTGTGTCGTACAAGTAGACCACTGAAGTCTGGGTTGTTCATGTTACGTAAAGGGTCAGCTAACGTAGCGTAACTCTTACCGCCACCTGCTGCTCCACCATATAGTACTTCTCGTTCACCTGAAGCTAAGTACTCTGTCTGTGGACCGGGGTTAGGCTGGAATACTATGTCTTGTGCAACAGGAACGTTATACTCAGGTGCTACAGGTGTAGCTGGTACTACCTCAGGCTTACTGGGTTTCTTCTCTGCTGTAGTAGCCAAGTCTTTCTTTTTCGAGGATTTCGATTTGGCGTAACGTCTTTTCGAGCCGCTTGGCAAAGTTGCGTTTGATTGCAGCAAGTCTTTTTCGTTTGCTTTCGACATCTATTCTCTTCTTCAGACCCATATGAGAGATCTCTCTCCCAGATTGTGTAGTTAGCCAAGCAGCTACTTTGCGGTAACTATAACTCTTTAGATGTTTCTTTGCAAGCTCTAATAGTTCTAATTCTTTAGGTATAGGTAAAAGCCATTCATCATCCTGCGGATCTACCTCATAACCAAAAGGTATGTACATACTAGATCGGGGTATCCTCTCCCACACTTTAACTTTCATAGGTGCTTTGGGTAGCATCCAATACTGAAACGGTAAAGGTCTTTGTTTAGCTGCAAATCTTTTACTAGTCATCACTATTCTTAGGAGGCAAGATAAACAAGCCACCAGAAGACTCCACAGCTACCTTCTCAGTCTTAACTAACCCAGCACGATCTAAGATCTGCCCTGCTGCCATCATCTTTTCTTTAATGCCTAGCTGGGTAGGATCGTCCAAAGCACTGGCATATGCAACTGCAGCCTTAGGGCCAACTCTTGACATATACGTTTTAGTTGCATCAAATATCTCATCCTTTAAAGATTCCACTATAGCTGTAGTTGAAGAGTTCTCTTTGTAACCTGCTAGTACCTTAGCACGTACTACATCCCCGCCAGCCTCTTCAAAGAGAACCTCTAAGAACCTTCGTTGGTTATCTGTTAGATTACGTGCCATACTATTTAGTCTTTCTATGTGGTTTTACTTTGGCTGCAACTTTCTTAGGTTGAGCCACATGCTGCTCACCCTTAGCAGTGCCTTTTCGTTTTGCTCGTGTGGTAGCGGCATACTCAGAAGAACTAAGAGACTTAATAGCCTTCTCAGGTAAGTACCTCTCTCCTGTAGCCTTAGAGCCCTGCGTCGATGGCTTACCACTCTTGGTTCTCCACTTCTGCTTAGTCCAAGACTTCAAGCTCTTCTGAGATTTCGCTAAAGCCATACTAGCAACACTCACATCCGCATGTACATCTACGTCCGATTACAGCACGTAACAACCTAGTCACGTACCGCTTTACCTTAGTTACTATAATAGTACTAGAGATAATCATTTATAGCCTCCACCTTTAGCTTTGTATTGCTTTGCAACCATCTGGGCTTTCCGGGCGCTCCATTGTCCGGGCTTTCCACCTTTCCCTCCAGCTTTGACGGAAGCAACGAGGCGTTTACGCATAGCAGGCTTAGTATAATTACCCGCTGCATTAACTGTAGACTTTTTGGTAGACTTCGCCACGGCTTATCCCTATATCGTGCAGTTCCTTATCACTCATATTCATGAGTATCCAGTAGTCTGCTCTGCGTTGTTGATGGTGTTGAATACGGGTTAGTAAGTTCTTAAACATTTGCACTATCTCCTTTTTATTGGTGCGTGGAGATAGTTATACATATTTTATGTTAGCGTACTACAGACAATATTGCAACCCCGTTATGCACTCCTGTTAGGGTCAAAGTACTCTTCTACTGATACAAGCACTTCCATAGTGTTAGCTGTCTCAGAGTACACAGCTATCTTATCACCTGCATGTAAGTTAAAGTATGCACCATTAACTAAATTAGCTACAGAGTGTCCCGACATACTAAGTCCATTAGCTATGTAATGATACTGGTTATCGTCAGCATGATAGAACTGTACATACACCTTCTTAGTAGAATTAGAGCTATTACTGATGTGTAAGTATCTAGCTATAGCACTGAAGTTAGCAGGACACGTATATACTAATGTAGCACTAGCATCTGCCGAAGTAGATGCAATAGTGTACCCTTTTGTGTGAAACTTAGACTTAGTTAAGTCAGGCATTTACTTTGAAGTCCCACTCTGTGTAGCTTTCATAGATGCACCACAGTTAGCGTATCCAGTCTTGCCACCCTTAGCGTAACCCTTCTTAACTTTACCACCGTACATCATAGCTTGCTTAGGCTGCTGCTGCTGCATCATGCCTTGTGGGTTAGGCATAGATGTAGGCTGTTGCATCATCATACCTGTGTTGTTATCAACAGGACCACCCATGTTGTAGCCTTTAGCTTTCTTCATAGGCTTACCTGTCTTCTTAGCTTCAGCCTTAGCTGCTGCTTTACCTTTAGCTGTGTAAGGGTATTCTTTCTTTCCGACCATTGGCATAGTGTTGCTCCCTGTCTATGCTATTATAAAGTTAACTATCTGACCGTCAGGCTTACGTAGCTTATTCGGATCAGGGTTATAGGCATACATCTGATTAACTAACTTCAAGTCTTCTACAGGTGTATCCGGTGTAATTACTTTAGATTCACTCTTATGTTCAACGTTAGCTTTGTATGACCTGTCTTTGTCTTGACTCTCAAACACCATATTAACGTGTGTCTGAAAAGGCATGCTAGGTAAAGGCATATGAGATATAAGAGTCACTATACACTACCACTTCACTTTGTCTGCCCAGTATGCTGCGCTAAGCTTTCCTTTAGAAATATTCTTAGCATGGCGAGCCTTAAAAGACTTCTTACGTGCTTTTTCTCCTGCTGACTTAGGGTTTTTACCGGCACCGCTAACTCCTTGCTGACCAAAACGTATAGTCTTAATAGTGTCACCATCTTTAGCTACTACTACGTGAGACTTCGTAGGGTGCTTAGGAGTGCGCTTAGGCTTATTAAAACCGCTAACACCTGCACGTTCTAATCTAGAGTCTCTGCTCATAAGCTACTTACCTTTAGTGTATGCTTCTTTGCCGTAAAAGGCTGCTACTATAGCTGCAACCGATACAAAATACGTAGGAGCCATGCTACCTAATGTCTTACTTGCTTGGTCTAACTGCATAAGAGAAGCTAACAATATAGCAAACGGGTATAAAAGCATACCAAACAAAGCAAACCAAGCCATGTTTCGCTGGGCGTCCTCTTTCTTGTCCTCATTCTCAAAGCGTACTTTACGCTCGAATAGCTCTATCTCTTTGTCAGTTACTACACCATCACCATCTAAGTCAGCTTCTGCCCACAAGGAGTTGTCTTCTAGCTGCTTGGTCATGATAACTATCCATAATCACGTATTCGGTCAGGGTCAAGGACTTCATAACGAGTTAAGTGGCCCTCTAAATACATAGCTCTCTCAACGTGATCTAAAGTGTACCATTCACCAGTCTTATCAAAGATAGCTGTACGGACATAGAAGACATCACTCTTAGGAATGTGAACTTTCTGCATAGCACGGGCATTATCGGAGGCTAATGCTTCGTAAAAGTCCTCTATAACACTCTCACTTGCATATAGTTGTACTGGTTTCGTAGGCATTGTCAAGCTTTATTTAGTTAGCACAAGGGAAAAAGTGCTATAACTACAAGTTTAACTACAGATAGGAGGGAGACACAAGGTTGTAGCAGTTTTGTAGCTATAGCACAAGGCGTGAGTACGGTTATTATTATTGTTATAACTCACATAGTGTTAAAAGAGTAGCACAAGCATAAGGTTGTGTCAAGAAAAATGTTAACTTGCTATAGTTAAACTATATAGTTGTAACTATTTTTAGTTGAAACAGTTTAGATTGTTTACATATTTATGTTGTAACTATATAGTTTAACTATACCTAAGTCCAAACTTTGATAAAGCTAACATTTATTCTTGTTGTAACTTAATAGTTTAACTATAGGCTGCTACTGCTACGCAGTTTTACACAAAAAGCACCCTATGTCAAGCCCCTATTCGGTATAGCTATGTAGTATTCTTGTAGTTTTCTGTGGAGTTTGCGTGTGTAGTGTTTCGTATAGGAAACTTTTGTACACTATAGGGGTCATTTTGAAAAGCCCGTGTGTTGCAGGGTGTATATATACTAACGCCATACCCCCCTGTGGCCCTCGCCCACCCCCCCTAGAAGAACATAAGGCGAACAAAAGCTGCACGAATCAAGAACACCAACGCTTTTCTTTGTAGCAATTCTATTTTTGTCTATCTCTCTAGGTGTAACTTATTGATTTTATTACATATCTAGACTGATGCTCTCTCTGTCATAGCTAAAATTTAATGAACAAGCGTTCAATTAATTAGAGTGTGATCACAAACACAAAAGGGATGCATAACTTTGTGATCACAAATAGCAACACCACTAAGCTACCCTAGAATGTGATCACAAACACCCTACCCCCATGTCAAACCTGCAGCATACACCCCTAGGTTGTACAATCCTGGCAGCACAACCTTAGGTAGAGCTTTATATAGTATAATGAGTGCTAGGCTTTGAAGCTGTACTATATCCAAGTTTTTTTTAAAAGGTTTTGTTTGTTTTCAATAGCTTACAAGAAAGTTTCACAAATAGTTAAAAAAGTTATTGCGTTATTAAAAACAATCTGCGTATAGTTATTACATCGAAAGCGACAAGAAACAAAACGCAAGCAACGTAGGTTCTTCAAAGTGTTTCAGAGTCCTTCCGACAGATACGGTGAAAAGCCCTATCAAACTAATACGACTAAAAAAAAAACTACTTGACTACCAAACTAAAATAAACAAGACTGAATGTAAGAACGAAGATAAGCGCAACATAAAGACAAGCGCATAAGACAAGTTAGGATCACTTGAATATAAGCATGGGCCGCACCGACAAGGGGCAGAACGGTATAATACATCAGTCCGTCACAAGGTCTGCTGGATGTCTTTTGTCTGGATACAGCCGAGCTAATTTAGGCCAACCTAAACTTACGCTTGACGTATGGGCTTGGCTGTGTCTTACTGAATACATCTTAAACCAAAAGAGGTAACACTATGACTAAGATAGATACACTTGGAATGTTTCACACGCCTAAAGATATGCGTGAACTAGAGGCTTGGATAAACAGAGCCCGTGATCCTATGGTATTGACAGGTGCAATGATGATGTATAATCTCATGGCTACGATACATAATGACATGATAGATCAAGAGGTGACACATGACGTATAAACTTTTAGGTGTTGGCACTAACGCTAAGACTATCAAGGGTGACGGTGACGAGTATCTCAC